ACTTAATAACATCATAACGGCTGATGAAATCCGCGAGGCACGTTTTGGTCAGTTTGGTTTATCAGATACGCTAAAATTCAGTGGAGATGAAGCAGACCTAAGACAGTTAGCGAACAACGTATATAAAGGTTGGAGTGGTATGAATGGCTAAAAAAGTGCCAATTACTCGTTTTCCTGATGCTGCAACTGTTAGTTATAGTCGAGCGATAGAAAAGATGATTACAGCACTTGGATTTGAAACACTAAGACTGTTTGAAAAGTACATCGTGCCCCAACTAGCAACAAGACAAGATGCCTATTTCGTTGAAGATGGCATACTAGATGGCCTCAAGAAAATGTTTAGTGCCCTAAAGAATAAGGCGAGTGAGATTTTCACAACTAAGCGAAGTGAGCTCGCAGCATCAACTTTCGTAAAGAACATCAATCGTTTCAACCACCATAACCTTGAGCAGCAAATGAAGGTGAAGGGTATTAATCTAGTAGCTACAGAACCATGGCTAAAGGATTTTCTACACACTAAGTTAGTGGATAATGTGAACTATATCAAAACTATTCATGAAGATTATTTTTCTAGGATTGAGAATGCTGTGCGAGATGGCGTGAAACAAGGACGCACTATAAAACACATACGTGAACAACTTGAAGAAGAGGTCGGAATTTCTAAGAATAAGGCACAGTTTATTGCTGTTGATCAGGCAGGCACCATTCTTGGTCAAATGACCGCCGAAAGACACCAACAGATTGGTGTAGATAAGTTTAAATGGCTTACGTCCCATGATGAGAGAGTAAGAGATTCACATAAAGCTCTTGGTAATGAAGTCTTTTCTTATGATGATCCACCAACTGTAAATGGTCGTGTTGTATTACCTGGTGAGGATTATCGTTGTCGTTGTGTAGCTATTCCTGTTTTTGAATAAATTGAAAAGGAGGTGAAATTTTGAAACTACAGCGTTATGACACATCTTATATAAAAGACTACATGGAAACACCAGAAGGGTATTTAACGGTCAACGTACCGATTACTCGACCTGGTGTTTTTCCATATCAACGGCAAGATGGCACTGTTCAAATGGAAGCGAAACTTCCTGAGGATATTTTCAGTGATCGTACTATTTATTCAGCACGTTCTAAGCCGGTTACTGATGGTCACCCGAATGAACCAGTTACAATCGAAAATTATCAAACCTACGCTAAAGGTATGAGCCACACAGATTCACGTGTAGAGGACTTCAAACTCTATATCTCGTTGACTGTGACGGACAAAACGCTCATTGAAAAAATTCATGAGGGATACAATGAAATTAGTATTGGTTTTTTATCGGATGTTATTGCAGAAAGTGGAACGTATAACGGAGATCAGTACGAATATGTACAACGGAATGTTGAAATAAATCATATTGCAATCGTAGAAAAAGGTCGTGCAGGCCCTGAAGTTGCTATACGTTCTGATTCAGACGCATGGCAAATCGATGAAAAAGAAGGAGGAAACACTAAGATGGCAAAAATCAAAATTGAAGGTACAGAATATGAGGTAGACCCAGCAGTAAAAGCTTATATCGATGCATTAAAAGCGAAAGAAGAAACTGCGAAGGTGAAAGGCGATAGTGCAGATGCTTTGCAAGGACGTCTTGATGCATTAGAAGTAACAATACAGACGAAAGATCAAGAGATTGCTACTTTAAAAGAAAAATCTCTATCTGCTGATGAGTTAGATAAGAAAGTAGAAGAAAGAGTAGCTTTAATTAGTGCGTCACAGCCAATTCTAGGTGACTCGTTTGATTTTACAGGTAAATCAGAGCGAGAGATTAAAGAAGCTGTTATATCGACTGCAAAAGCAGAATTTAAAGGTGATGGTAAGTCAGACGACTATATCAACGCCTTTTTTGATGCAACGGTGGAGCAAGTACAATCAAATGGCTTCTCAAGCACAGGCACTAATAGTGCTTACACTGGTGATGCTAGTGGAAACAAAGATTTAGAAGAACTAAAAAATAAACGCTTGAACATGCGTTCATAGGAGGAATTTACATGTCTATTACTAATTATCCTGATTATATGAAGCCAGCAGGGAAAGCCGGTCAGTTATCAAGTTACCAAGACTACACAGCAGACACTTACGCAGTAGAAGCAAAAGTACCTTTTGGTGCAGCAGTACAACTTAATGCCACAGGCACCGCGATTAAACCAATTGCTACAGGTGGTACCGTAATTGGTATCGCATTAGCACAAAATATCCATGATTGGGTAGAAAAGAAAGACGATCAAAACTATCCAGTAGGCGAACCAGCAGCGATTGTAAAACGTGGACGTATCTTTGTTATGGCTGGCGGTGACGTAATTAATGGACAAGCAGTTAAAGTGGACCCTAATATTCAAAAATTCACTGTTGATGGAGATATTGCTATCAATGGAGCTGTGTTCAAAGCCAATGCTACTGCAAATCAATTAGTCGAAATCGAAATTAACTTACCTTAAGGGGGAAACTTTACATGACAATTCAATCATATCGCGGAGATGCTTTAATCCGCCCACAAGACTTAAACGCAATTGATAAGCGTGTGTATGAACCACACGCATCAGAATTAAAGGCACGTTCGATTTTTAATGTAAAAACTGATATTCCGGCAGGGGCAAAAACATATAGCTATGATGTTTTAACACGTTCAGGGGCTGCTAAAATTCTAGCTCCTGGTGCAACTGATGTACCTTTAGTAGATGCTGATTTAACAGAAGAAACAGTTAAAATTTATTCAATTGTTGCTGCTTTTAATATCAGTGTACAGGAAGTGCGTGAGGCACAAATGGCAGGGCGTCCAATCGATGTTACAAAAGCAGATACAGTACGCAAGGCGATTGCAGAAAAAGAGAATCAAGTCACTTTTTCTGGTGATAAAACACATGGCATTAAAGGATTAACAGATGCAGTGGGTATTCAAGTGTATGCAACTCCACAAAATGAGGCAGGTACTTCTACCAAATGGAAGGACAAGACAGGTAAAGAAATCGTTGCAGACATTCGTAAAGCTAAAAACATGGTAAATAAATGAAATGGACATGAAGCTCATACCTTGTTGTTAACGCCAGACTCAAATGAGGAGTTAGAAAAAACGTTTAATGAATACACTCAACAATCTGTTTTGGAGTACATTAAATCTCAAAACTGGTTTAAACGTATTGAAACAGTAAATGATCTTGCTAAGAAAGGGTTAGCAGGTTCAGAGTGTTTTGTAGTCCTTGATTCATCACCTGATGTTGTGGAACTTGGGATTCCATTGGATATTACACGTCATCCACAAGAGTACGCATTCCCGAATACGAAAGTACCTTTCGAAGAGCGTACAACAGGCTTAATCATTCGTTATCCAATGGCTATTTGCCGTGCGGATGGAATTTAAGGGGGAATACTTGATGTTAGTACAAAACAAAGGAAATCACGCATACACAGCCAATGGATTAACACTTAATCCGGGTACAAATAAAGTGGATGAAAAAGAGTTTGAACAATTTCTAACTCATCCACTGATGAAACATCTTAATGACAAAGGTGAATTTACCTATGACAGTGATAAAGCTAGGCCATCAGCAAAGGATGCCATCGCAATGATTGAAGATGCGTTTGACATTGATATGTTAGAAGCATTAAAAGCAGAAGAGGACCGTAAAACAGTGCTTGATGCAATTGACAAACGTATTGATGAATTAAAAAATCCCCAATAATAGGAGGGATTCAAATGTTATTAACTTCAATTGAACGTGTCCGTATGTTAAGTGAAGAATTTACTTCAATCGATGATGAACGACTAACAATGTATATTGAGGATGCTTCACTTGAAGTGTCCTCTTTGTCTTTTCCCGAGTTGTATCAAGAGCGTTTAGCACGTTATTTAGCTGCCCACTTAGCTGGTTTAAGTGTAACAAAAGACCAAGCAGTAATTCGTGAGAAAGTTGACGTTATCGAGCGTCAATATAGCGAGCCAAACAAGAATATTGGGCTTTTGGCAACGAAATTTGGTCAAGAATACCAACGTATTTTAGATGAGTTAGAAGAGCAGTTTAAGCCCAAAAAGTCAATTAACTTGGTGGTGCTGTAAGATGGCGAGAATCAATGTAAGAATCACTGATACGAATAACATTAGCCGTTTAAAAGACGTATTGAAAGAACTTAAAAACTACTCTGTAGAAGTTGGCATATTCGGTAGTGATGAATATGTTATGGTTGCGAGTGTTCATGAGTTTGGGGCAACCATTCAACGTGGAGAAGGTTCAATTTCTATTCCTGAACGTTCATTTTTACGAACTGCGTTTGATGAGAAAAATGAACAATGGGCGAGTTTTTTTAAAAGCCAACTTAAACATGTTCTTGCACTTCAAATGGATGTACAAACACTTTTTAATCGTTTAGGTGCTCGTATGGTTGGAGATATTCAAGAGAAAATCACAGATTTAGACGCTCCACCGAACGCTCCTTCTACTATTGCTAAAAAGGGTTCTAGCAATCCGTTAATCGATACAGGAGGTTTGCGTATGCGTATAACTTATAGGGTGGTGCGTAAATAATGCCTGATTTGATGATTTTTAAGGAAGTTATTGACCTAAATAGTGTTCCTTTCACTGCTTTAATAGAACAAGATGGGAAATACATTAATGGGAAATGGGTTCCTGGTAAACCAAAAGAAGTTTCGATGACTGGTATTGTATTGCCACTGAATAATGATGATTTAAAGTACATTGAAAGTGGTTTGTACACAGTAAAAGAAAAGAAATTATACGTAGTAGAGCCTATTAAAATCGATACTAAGGTGATGTACAAAGGGGATACTTACACAATTCAGTCGTTTAAGGATTTGACGGATTACACAGATGTCCACATATATCTCATGAGGTATCGAGGAAATGCTGAAGGAGGGACCAATGTATAGATACGATGATATATGGATACCTACACAAAATGGACTCTCTAATTACACGAAAATCGAAGTGATTCAAGCGGAAGGAATGGGGAAACAACCTCCATACCCCTTTTTCTCTATCAAAAGTATTTCTCCTGCAATCAGTGTGGGGAATATAACTGAATCAGTCAATGATAACCTAATGACTATTGAACAAGATATAGAAATTGTTTTATCAATCACATGTAATGCTGAGAAAATTGAGGATGCAGAGAATTACTCAAATAAGGCTAGAGGTTATTTTTTAGGTAAAGCCACAATTGAACTATCAGACGCTAACATCACAGTTGTTGAAGTGCTTAATGCAAACAACCGTGATGTTTTTTTAACGGTCGATTATGAACGTCGTGTAGGGTTTGATGTTCGTTTACGAGTAAGAGGTCGAGAAACGTTTGAAATCGATGTAATTGAAAGTGTTGAAATGAAGGAGGAGATTTAATGCCATTACAAGACGTCACTGTTACGATTGACATTAGTAAGCCGTCATCACTGACCGGCTTAGGTACACCGTTAATTTTAGTGAAAAAAGATGGAGCGAGTTCTTACAAAGAATTTGATGATTTAGAAGATATCAAAACAGCAATTGGAGAAGAATCGGATGGTTATAAAATTGCGAAACAAATTTTCAATCAGGGTGATAGTAGACCAGACAAAGTTGCTGTAGCGACTTATAACCCTTCCGCAGA